ATCACTTAAAGCAGCGTAGAGTGCAGGCAAGAGCTACTCTTGCCAGTTTGACGTCTCATAATTTAACATACAAGGACGATATGTATGATTTATACTGCCATGAAACGAATAGACGAAGCAGTTAAAAAGCTTCTCAGTTTTGAAACTGAGAAGCTAATTCTTCCCACGTAGGGAAGAATCCATCCTGAATATAAAATTCAGCTTTGTTCTTCTTCAGGACACGAAAGAACATAGCCCTCTTCTCATTGTATATCTCCCGCCCATAGAAAAAATATTCTCTACAAGCCGAATCCATACATTGAATCTGTCTCTCCAGTTCCGTTATACTACCACTGGCCACACCTATCAATAACATCTTGTTGATTGATCCATGATCTAGTGGACATAAATAGCACTGCAGATCAACATCATATCGCCACACACGTTTCAAAAAACTCGCCTCTTTTATATTTATAAAAGGTCGAGATTCTGACTCTTTATCTGCCATAGTGTATTCAATATCCATATCAGCCAGTGTTTTGCTGATAGCTGTATGATTGAACCAGCTATGCGCTGTTCCAAAAATATTGTCATCACCATATGTCATTAAATTTACATTCTCCTTGAAGTTTCTGCAATGACGTTCAGGGCCCAAAATAATGTAACAATATCTCATATATAAGGAATTAACCAAAGAGTTTATTATTACTGTCAAAGGGTGTCCCGACGGATTAGATCCAAAAAATTCAACCAGAGCCCCATTATAATCATATAATGGGTAGGCCGTATCATTGGCTATACAATATTGAGCCAAAATATCTTCTTCACTACGCCCAGCTTCTTGCGATAAACGCACAAGAATTCTGAATGCAGCTAAAATAAAACGTGGAGACATTCGTTTATCAAATTTCCCATAATCACCAGCCACTATATTATTCTCACCAAACTTACATAAGTAATGATATAAATCATCCCACTCCCGCGATTGGACTACAGTCCCTGCCCCACATTCAAATAATTGTTTATTCCTCTGAATCAAACGAACGTGAGATAAAAACTGTTGACGAACAACAATGCTCCAATCAAATGGGGCAGCTGCAAATACTCGCGTTTTCCCTTTTTCAGCTTTGGCAAAAGTGACAGGTTCATCCTTCAATGTAGCCGTGAAAACGGGATGATAACGTGATCCACACTTATATTTCTTGTAAATATCTTCTACTCGCGCTTTCACTTCATCGTTGATGTCAATAATTCCCGTTAGATCAGGTTTATCAACACCAACAAGAAGATATTTCTTAGTTCTTCGCCACGGCGCACCGGCACTAGTTGAAATCTGAATTCGATCGATATACTGCTTTCCGGGTATCCCATTAAGACTTTCTTGAAGAGTTAATTTCTTTAATTCGTCTTTCCATCCTATGGGCAAACCCTGCAAAATATCTAATATAAAGTCATCAGTGGCTTGTCGCAAAACTGCATCCGAAAAAACTCTATTTGGATTCTTCAATTCCTCCATACCCAAAAACCAGGGTTTCCAAGACATATCAGGGCGAGTGTGATTTAAAATATATCCCTCTTGAATCAAATCAGTGTGAAATACGTTCTTAACTACTTTACTTTTTGATTTCGGTCTCCACCCAGAAAACATACCAAAAACACGTCCAATACCTGTTTCAACAAAACGTAACGGACTATCCCGAGGCACATCCTCTACGACGGTCTTCTTATCAGCAGCACTCTCACCATCTAACACTGGCGTGCCTGCTTGCACAACGTAAGCATCATCAATCCCACTTTTATTCAAATTGCGAATACACCGATCAACATCCTCTTTGGTTATGTTTATAGAAACAATACCTTCGGCACGATTGCCCATAATATGTATTCCTGCAATCACAGGACCAAAACCAGTGTTAAGCAGAGCAACACTACCACAATCACCATAAACTGTAGGTGTCTGCGATATGCCACACCAAGCATTCATAACATTCCCTTTTATAAAGGGATGCGGTACATTGGCTTTGTCCATATTCTTGAATTGCTTAAAGGAAACACTACCGTCATTCTCCTTAATTATATACTTACCTGTGAAAGGCCCCTTAAGAGTCTCTTTTGCAAGCAGATCACTAATATCCTTAGCGGGTGGCAAAGCTTCCGTATAAATCATCGCCAAATCCATATCAAGATCGCGATATATATTGTGCCTACTAACACTAATGGATATCGTAGGATTAACAGGTGCCCCTTTCGTGTTCCCATTATGAATAGTCATTGGTATCTCATTTAAATCCGGTACTGCATGATTATTAACTAAAATGTAGTGTCCTTTAATGCGTAGACCGCGATTAAAAAGGACCTTCCCATCATCTTGACGACACTCTACAATCACACAGTTGTTAGCAATGATTTTATCAACTTCATCAGAACTAAGACCCTTATATGAAGCTGTGACCCTACTCACATCAAAACTCGTAACTTTATACTGATCATGCTTCCAATACGTAGGCTTCTCAATTCCCCCTACCATATCTTCCTTTGCTTGCGATTCAAAATCCATATCCTGATTCTTTTTATAGAAAAATTTATAAGCTGTCACCAGAGTCGTCAATGTTCCTAAAGTGCCATACAAATACTTATATGTACCAAGATGCTTACTTATACGCCTTCCCAACATACCCATGATCTTCATGCGTATATAGTCAGCATTCGGAGAAACTTCTAAAGCAGTGGCAAAACAATATCCAACCCAATCCGAGACCCATCGAACCTTAGGAGACCATGTGTACAGATTAAAATATTTAATCATAAACCACATACTCCATGTCATATTTTCTCCATCTGGGATCTGCAAATATAATTCGTCTAAGTCCATCTGAACCTTTCTCTGAAATTCACGTTCCTTTTCCTTGCGCAAATAACTCAGATATGGCGATTCAATGGCCAACTCTTCAGCATGTTTAACAGTACCTTTCACAAATTCACATCCGCAAAGATAGGGACACTTACAATTACGAATAAGTCCTTCCGAATTAGTCTTAAACGAAGTCCATTCACTTAAATTTGTCTCATTGTATCTGTAATTCCCTTGCTGTTCATTTCGAATAGCAAATTGACACGAATTCACGCACATAGTATATGGGCAATCACACGACATCATACCACTCTGTGGATACAATTGACCCATAACTTTAGCATAATCATCCGGACCAAGACCGTTCTTTGCCATATATTGCAAAACCTTGTCGTTACGAGGATCATATGGAAACTCTTGTTCTTTCTCTTCTTCCTCCGAGTCAGAGCCTGGATAACATTGACACGGTGAATGTTTACACCACACACAATAATTAGGATCCTCATCAGAAGCTATAGACTCTGTATAACACTTACACAATTTCGTGGTATAACAGCAATCTTTACAAATATTGATATTTTCCATAGCCTTGGTACAAGCAACCGATTTACTCTGTAACTCTTGGTGTTCCTTAGCTTGAGTACCATACCAAGCCAGGAAATCATTTATATCGGAAAATTTGGCTACTTCCATTAAATCAGCAACTTGTTGCCCTCCTGGATTTATCTTTGGTTGAACCTGTTCAACTACTATCTCCCAAAAATTTGGAAATTCACCATCGGGAGTCTCAGGTAATTTCTTTCCATCCAACATAACTTCAAATTTGGCATATTGGGGTTTGGGTTTGAGATTTATAACCCACGGAAATCTTCTTTGAATAGCTAAAGGACAAGCAAAATAAGCCTGAGCATTCAGATGTTTCGTATTCGTTGTAGCTATAACGTGTCGCGCCTTTACTGGAATTCTTCCCTTATCAGCCAAATCTGCTTGAGGTGGAACAAAACAAACGTCGTTCACAACCTGCAACATTTCTAATAATGAAGGATCGCCATTGGGTGCCGCCTTAGGCAACAAGAAAGCTATATCATCCAACAATACTGTGTGAGCCGCGGCTGTCAAACCATTCCAATGTTTGTCCACACCATAACGAGTGTAAATATATTCATCCGTAGTAGGCAAATTAAATAATTTAGCATAATAATTAAACAAAATCTTGGTAAATCTGCTCTTTGCCAAACTAGATCCCCCAGCAATTAAAACTGAAAATGGCGGACTCCTGCTTTGTTGGGCACTACGCTTAGTAAGCGCTAAAGCCCTAGCAGCTTCCAAATCAGCTAAATAATTAATAAGATATATCTTATCAACTCCACCCACTTTGCACGCATGTTTAACCATACTCTTTCCTTGATCAATCAAATGATCAACTTGGTTCATAAATTCATAATATGAAAAGCCATGTGTTTCACTAACCGCAAGAAGCTTACTCTTAACAATAATTTCTTTATACTGTAAGAACCAATCTTCATAAGCAGTCATTGAATGGAAAATAGGATCTATACTCTTGGTAATTGCACATTGGACTCCCTTTTCAATCACCATAGTGATAGTCTCCATCATATTAATAAATAAATCTGCATTCAATGTAAATTGTTTTTTAAGCACTTCTTGTTCAAACTGTTCATATCCGAGCTTATCCATGCTTAGACCAACCTTATCAAGAATTCCATGGGTTACCATAAATAATCCTAATTTATAGATCTTTTTAAACAATGGCAATTTACGTACAGCATTATAATCTTCACACATTTTACGCACTTGACGAGTACATGTCAATAACGACTGGGGTCGCATAACCTCTGTGAAAATTTCATTAGCCTTATCGTAAATCAACTTAATGCGCTTGGGACTAAATAAAGCCTCACTTGTCTTAAATTTAAGGAAAGCTGCCAAAGACGTTATGACATGGTCACTCGGGATATACCAATCGTGTCCATCAAAGACACAACCTCCCATGAGTAACTTATAAAGTACTCCAAAATCTTCAACCTCTTTCACGAAACGTTCGAGTTTAATATTATATCTTGAAGCTAAACCTGTTAGCTTCGATATTACATGTAAACTTGTTAGAGTGCCAAAACCAGCTTGAACATCAAAATGATGATCAAAGGCCATTCGGACGCCAGTTTCAAAAGCAGATTGTGATACGAACATATCACGTCTCTGTCTACGTATGCGACTACGCCGGAGCGCAATCTGATGATCTCGACGTGAGGCAGCACGCCGAGATCGGCGTCTGTACGTGGATAACCTACGCACAGAAAAGTATTGTTGATTCCTTGGAATCACGCGTTGTAGATAATTTTGTGGTATATCAAAACCATAACAAGTTAAAACCACTTGTAGGGCAATTAAAAATCTGAAATTAGACATAATTAATCGGGTGGGAATCTCCGTAACCTTACTCCTTAAAGGAAGCATACATTTCCCATTTGCCTTGGACAGGATCCACTCCACGGAATGTTACATCGTGCGAGCTGCTAAGTGGACATAGTACGTGAGAAAAACAATATGGTAATTTTCCGCTCAAAGTGTTGTCCGCCAACACAATAAAGCAGGATCTTCATAAAGTTTTTCCCCGGTAGTTCTGTTGACTTAACGGGCCTTCCGCAGTTACGGCACAAGAGCTACTCTTGTGAGTTCGATGTTTCTTATCAAGTATAAGCAAGGACGATATGCTCATATTTATAGAGGTAGTGACAAACAAAGAACCTCTTTTGAAGAGACAAAATCTCTTACTAGGTGTATCAAAGCGTTTTACTTATGTGCTGATACCATTAAATTCCGAACTGTGGAATATAAAACACATAATACTTATCCTGACAATCCAGGGTTGCTTAATACATAAATAGACGCTAGCAACAAATGAACAGGGTAACTGAACAAAACGCCTAAACCAGTCTCAGTGAGACAAAACCTCTACCTGAGGTAAAACAGGTTAGGATTCTAAGGGAGACCTAAACTCCCGTTGAAACAAAATCTTATGATCACTAAATATGATAGAATATGTATGACACGCGATATGAGATCGCATATCATAGATAAAACTAGCATAATTAGATCTCAAATCTGCACATCCGGTC